GTCACTTTTTCACGCAGACCCTTCACGGTTTTCGGTTTTCTGATGCCAGCGCGCCCGACTTCGAACGCCGACAAGGCCGCGAAGGGCACGGCCAGGAACGACCGGCACCATGACGAGCCGGACTTTCCCGTCGTCGAGACGGTCCCCGGTCCGCCGGACTGGCTGATTGACCCGGAGGCGGTGAAGGAGTGGAAGCACAAGGCGAAGATCCTGGTGGAGGCGGCGGTACTGACCGAAACCGCGCTTTCTCTGCTCGGCCAGTACTGCAATATGCACGCGAAGGCGGTGCAGAAGTGGCGGCTCGGTGCGGAACCCACGGCAGCCGAGATGACGCAGCTCCGGCTGATGGCGACGGAGTTCGGGTTCACGCCAGCCTCGCGCTTCAAGGTGGGAAGCGGCAAGAAGGGTGAGGGCAACAAGTTCATGGAGCTCGTGGGTTGACGCACTCCGAGCGGGCGCACCAGTACGCGCGGGACGTGGTCGACGGCCGGGTCCTCGCGTGCAAGTGGGTGCGCCTCGCCTGCCAGCGGCATTTGGACGACATGGAGCGCCGAGGCTCGGACGGCTTCCCCTACGTGTTCGACGCCGAGAAGGCCGATCGTAAGGCGAAGTTCCTGGAGCTGCTCCCGCACGTGAAGGGCCGGTGGGCGCGTGAGAAGCAGACGCTCAAGCTCGAGGATTGGGACTGCTTCATCGTGTGCTCGATCTACGGGTGGGTACACGAAGACACCGGACTCAGGCGCTTTCGCAAGGCGTCGGTGTACGTGCCTCGGAAGAACGGCAAGAGCTTCAAGGCGGCGGGCGTCGGGGTCGCGATGTTCGTGGCCGATGACGAACCGGGCGCCGAGGTCTACTCGGGTGCCGCGACCGAGAAGCAGGCATGGGAGGTGTTTGGCCCGGCCCGGCAGATCGCGAAGAAGTCGCCCGATCTCGTTGCCGCGGCGGGCATCGAGGTGAACGCCAAGACGCTCACGCGCACCGACCTCTCGACGTTCGCGCCCATGATCGGCAAGCCTGGCGATGGCGCGTCGCCACACTGCGCGATCATTGACGAGTTCCACGAGCATGCCACCTCGGACCAGTATGACACCATGCTCACCGGCATGGGGGCCAGGGAGCAGCCGCTCATGTTCGTTATCTCGACGGCCGGTGACGATATCGAGGGGCCGTGCTACGACGATTGGCGCACGGTTGAGCGCATCCTTGAACGTCAGATCGGGGATGAGGAACACTTCGGCATCATCTACACGATCGACGACGGCGACGACTGGACGGACCCAGCGGCGCTGGAGAAGGCGAATCCCAACATAGGCGTGAGCGTGGGCCGCGAGTTCCTGCTCGCACGCCAGCGCGAAGCAGTGCAGAACGCACGCCACCAGTATCGCTTCAAGATCAAGCACCTAAACGTGTGGGTGACGTCCCGCGCAGCCTATCACAACTCGGAGAAGTGGCGCGAGAACGGAGACGATTCGCTCTCGCTCGACGGGCTCTGCGGTCGGCCGTGCTACATCGGCGCCGACTTGGCCTCCAAGGTCGACGTCGCCGCGCTCGGGATCCTGTTCCCGCCGACCCCAACCGACCCCTACCAGTTTATCCCGCGCTTCTACGTGCCGGAGGATAGGCTGGAGGAGCCGGAGGGCGAACGATATCGGGGGTGGGCGGCCGATGAACACCTGATCACGACCGACGGATCGCGTATCGACCTCCAGCGCATCCAGGATGACATCGCGGCGCTGGCGTCGGAGCATGAGGTCCTCGGCGTTGCGTATGACCCGTGGCAGGCGGCCCAGCTCGCGTCGAATCTTGAGAAGGATGGCCTACTGGTGGTCGAGTTCCGCCAGACCGTGCAGACGCTATCGGAGCCCATGAAGGAATCCGAGGCCCTGAGTCTCTCAGGCGGAATCATACACGACGCGAGCCCCATCATGTCGTGGATGATTGGCAATGTGGTCGCCCGTTTTGATGCCAAGGACAACGTGTACCCACGGAAGGAGCGCGAGCAGGATAAGATCGACGGCCCGGTGGCGCTCTACATGGCGCTCGGCATGGCGATCCGTGAGGAGAACCCCGAGCCGGCCGGCGTGCATGTCATGCGTGACGAGCCGGACCGTGACGAGTCCGCCTACGAGTGGGAGGACGGGCCGCTGTGGTGAAACTCCTCGAAGCACTCCGGCCGCTCTACCCGCACGTCTTGGGCCTTGCCGGTCTCTCGGCTGTCGTGGCGGGCGTGTGGGGCGCGCTCGGGTGGCAGGCCGGGATGGTCGCGGCCGGGCTCCCGTTCGCCGGCTTTTGGATGTATGGTGAGGCCCGCTCCGCTGGTGAGGGCTGGCGCACGAGGGAGCGCGCTTGATGCTCGCCACGCTCGCGTCCCCCAGGCTCCGCGCCGACGTAACGTGGTCGCCCCTCGACGACCGCTGGTATCGCGAGATCGGGGGCATGCGCTCCGACGCCGGCCCGGTGGTCGTCCCTGAATCCGCGCTTGGCGTCGCGGTCGTGTTCCGTGCCGTCAACGTGCTCGCTCACTCGGTCGCGTCCGTCCCGCTGGTCGTGTACCGGAGAATGGGAGACGAGGGCAAGGAGCGCGCGCGCGAGCATCCGGCGTACGGCCTGCTACACGATCAGCCGAACCCGTGGAGCACGTCGTTTCGCTGGCGGCACCTTCTGATGACGCAGGCGATCTTGTGGGGCAACCATTACTCCGAGATCATACCCGGCCCCGGCGGCATCGGCGGGCTCGTACCGCTTTCTCCGGACGCTACCCGTATCGTCGACCAGCTCAGCGACGGGCGACTCGTGTACGTGACGCGCGAAGTGGGCGTGACGGGTTTCGGGCCGGAGCGTAGGTTGCTCCAGGACAGTGTATTCCATGTCCGTGGGTTCAGCCTCGACGGCAAGAGCGGCATCCCGTTGACCAAGCTCGCGAGGAACGCGATCGGCCTCGCCCTATCCGCGGAGCGGCACGGCTCGATGTTCATGCGCCGCGGCCAGCGATTCTCGGGGTTCTTGTCGACCGACTCGCCGATGAAGAAGGAGGTGCGTGAGGAGAACGAGAAGTCGTGGCTGGGCGTCTACGGTGGCTCGGACGGATCGGGCCGGACTCCGCTTCTTACCGGCGGCCTGAAGTACAATGCGATCAGCGCGAACAACAGGGACTCGCAATGGCTCGAGTCTCGCCAGTTCCAGGTCGAGGAGTTGCTGCGCTTCCTTGGTGTGCCGGGCGTGCTCGTGGGCCATCCCGACAAGACGGCGACGTATGCAAGCGCCGAGCAGTTCTTCCTGTCGTTCGTGACGCACTCGGTACGGCCATGGACGGAGAACGTCTCTGCGGAGCTATCGACGTCCGTGCTTACTGGTGGGTCCGAGTTTTTCAGCGACTTCATTCTCGAAGGGCTGCTGAGGGGGGACATCAAGACGCGCTACGACTCGCATCGCATCGCGATCGAGTCCGGCTGGAAGACGAGGAATGAGGTGAGGGTCGAGGAGAACTACAACCGGGGGCCGGACGAGCTCGACGAGTTCCTCCAGCCGATGAACATGGGCGCCGCAGGCGAGGAGCCAGAACCGGCGCCCGCACCGCCCGCCTCGCCCCCCAACGACGGCACCCAGGCCCGGCTCGCCGCCATCGCTGAGCGCAGCGTCGAGCGACTCGTGCGGAAGGAGTTCGTTGCGGTGTGCGGCGACCCCGGCCGGACGAAGGGTGCGGCGGTGCGGTATGCCGACGACCCGGAGGGCTGGGAGAAGTGGCTGGCCAAGTTCTACAGCGACCATGCGGTCACGGTGGCCGAAGACTTGGGCGCCTCGCTCCTGGATGCCCGGGCTTACTGCGACGGCCAGCGCCAGCGGTTTCTTGTATTGCAACCTGCGGACGCCTCAGCCGAGCCGGACAGCGTGCGCGCCCTTACGAGGATTACTCCCGGCCTGGAGAACGGCCATGCATAGCAGCCTGCCCCACCTCCTCCGTTCGCTCACAGCCGAGCCGCTCGTGATCGAGCGACGGACGCTCGACGCCTTCCTCAGTGTACTCCGCAGGCGCAGCCTGGAGGGCGCGTCGTTCTCAGGGCCGGAGCTGCACGCGGAGCTCGGGATCGCGACGCCCCGCTCGCAACGCGGCGCGAGCACGGAACGCCGGGTCGAGGTCATCCCGGTCGTGGGCACTATCATGAACCGAGCGCACTCGATGGGCGCGGGCGCGGTGCAGATCGGGGACGCGATCGACAGGGCGGTATCGGATGCGCGCGTGGACGCGATCGTGCTGGATGTGGACTCGCCGGGAGGGACCGTGACTGGTGTGCCCGAACTGGCCGCCAAGGTCCGTGCGGCCAGGGAAGCCAAGCCTGTCGTCGCGGTCGCAAACGGCATGATGGCGTCGGCCGCGTACTGGATCGCCTCACAGGCGAGCGAGGTCGTGGCGTCGCCGTCCTCCGACGTTGGCTCGATCGGCGTGTTCGCGATGCACGAGGACTGGTCTAAGTGGCTGGAAAACGAGGGAGTGGCTGTGACGGAGATCGCGGCCGGCAAGTTCAAGACCGAGGGCGCGCCCTGGAAGCCGCTCGACGCCGAAGGCGAGGAGTTCTTCCGCTCGCGCGTCACGGAGGTCTACGACTGGTTCGTGCGCGACGTGGCGGCGGGGCGGGGTGACAGCCCATCGAACGTACGCGGTGGGTACGGGGAAGGTCGCGTGCTTGGCGCGAAGGACGCGAAGGCGACCGGGCTCGTCGACCGTATCGAGACGCTGGACGAGACGCTCGCGCGCCTTACCGCGGGTCGCTCGCCACGCGCACGCACCAGGGCCGAGGTTCAGGTGCGGAGGGGGGCGCGACGTGGGTAGGCAACGGTGGCGGCGCCCGATCCCCCCAGACAAGGCGTGGAGTCTACTCGTGGATGACGGTGAGCTTGCTGAGTACGCAGTGCACGACGGCGGCTACTGGTACGCGGTGGATGTCCCGTATACCGGAAGTGCGCCAACCGATGACGAGAAGGAACGGGCATGGGCTAAGGCGGTGGCGGATCGGTTCGCTTGACCCAGGCCGAACGCGTACAGTAGATTCACCAGCAGGTACATAGCGGGCCACGACACCCCGGCATCCAATGATCGCCGGTGAGTGGCACCGAGAAGGCCGAAGACCCACGCCTCCGAGTTAGCGCGTGTGACGGCCGGTGACCCGAAATCACTTCGGGCGCCGGGTTTCGTCACCCGCGCTTTTTCGTGTGTGCAGCCCCGGCGCCGACCGACCGGGAGAGCATGCACGATGGCTGCCAAGATCCATGAGCTGAGGGCCAAGTGGGACGGGCTGGTGAAGGAGGCGAACGACGCCCTCACCGCCGCCCAGGCCAAGGCCGAGGAGGAAGGCCGAGAGCTGACCGCCGAGGAGCTCGCCGCGCAGGACGCCTTTGACGCTAAGATCAAGGCCGCCAGCGAGGCGTACCACCTCGAGGCGAAGAAGAACGAGCGCCTCGCGGGACTCGGGGCGAGCGGAGCCCCCGCCAGCCCACAGGTCACCGACGTGCGGTTCCGCGCGGACGGCGACCCGAAGCGTGGCTTCCAGTCGCACCGGGACTTCTTCCTGTCCTGCATCGAGCACTCCGGCCTCCGGGACCGCGAGCACGTCGAGGACGAGCGACTGAAGTCGCTGGCCGTAATGGACAAGGAGGACAAGGTCGCCGCGGGCGAGCTGGCGTTCATGCTCCCGTCCGCGTTTACGCCGAAGGCGGCCGCAGGGTCGGATGAGCAGGGCGAGTACTCCGACACCTACGGCGGGTTCGCGGTGCCGACGTCGCGCCTTCCGGGGCTGCTCCAGGTAGGATTCGAGGGCGACCCCACCGCCGGCATGACGATGTCCCTACCGATGGCCACGCCTTCGGTAGAGATCATGGCTCGGACCGACAAGGACCACTCGACCAGCGTGTCGGGCGGGTTTACGGTTGCACGCCGCTCGGAGACCACGGCGCCGAGCTCGAGTCGGATGGCGCTCGAGATGATCGGCCTCAGGGCGGCCAGCCTGTTCGGGCTCGCCTACGCGACCGAGGAGATCCTTCAGGACTCCGCGATCAGCTTCGCGGCCATGATCGACTCCGGGTTCAGGAGCCAGTTCGGGGCGCACATCCTGAACGAGAAGATCCGGGGCGGCGGCGGCAACGAGTACCACGGCATCCTCTCGGCGCTCTGCAAGATCCAGGTCTCCAAGGAGACCAACCAGGCTGCCGACACGATCGTTTTCGACAACGTCAACAAGATGGCCGCGCGCTGCTGGGGCTACGGCAACGCCGTGTGGCTCGCGAACCACAACACGCGCCCGCAGCTCGCCAAGATCGCGCTGCCGGTCGGCACGGGTGGCGTGGCGATGTACCAGCCGGCCTCGGTGCCCGGAGCGCTCGACATGCTAATGGGCCGGCCGGTGATCTACTCCGAGTACATGAGCACGCTGGGCGACGCGGGAGACATCGTGCTCGTCAACTGGAGCCAGTTCCTCGAGGGCACCTACCAGCCGATCCAGGGCGCCGAGTCGGTCCACGTCCGGTTCGTCAACCACGAGCGGACGTTCAAGCTCTGGACCCGCAACTGCGGCGCGCCGTGGTGGAGAAGCGCGCTGACGCCCAACAAGGGCGACACGCTCTCCCCGATCATCACCCTGGCCGCCCGCGCGTAAGCGCCTGACCTGAAGGAGATACGAACATGGCTGCAAACTACACCGCCGAGCACCTGACGGCTCGGGCTGCGCGGGTCCTCGTCGAGCATGACCCGGGCGCGGACACGGTCGTGGTCGTGGCGCTGACCCCGACTGCCGACTGCTTCGAAATCGCGGACGGCTACCGCCGGTTCCTGGCGGGCCTAATCCGTACGGTCGGCACGGGCAACATCGACGAGTTCAGCATCATCGCTGCGACGGCCGCAGACGGCTCCGGCGCCACGGTCGTGGCCACCCACGCCTTCGGTGACGAGGCGGACGCGGTCGGTGACTTCGTCTGGCTCGAATGCGACATCGACCAGGTGCGCGAGGTGCTCGCGACCGCGACGCATATCGGCGTCCAGGTCGAGCAGGCGACGGCCGGCGACGAGTGCGTGATTTACTTCGAGCGCGCGGACCCGCTGCACTCCCACACGGGCCTGACGGCGGACACCATCGCGTAGTAAGTGAACCGGGGTGGGGCCTTCGGGTCCCGCCCCGGCCCTGACATACACGGGCGGAACCACCGCCACTGAAACGCCTGCGGGCGTATGGAGAGCGAATCATGCCGGTCACGAACGTAAGGTCCGAGTGGGTCGACGGCGACCTGATCTTCCGCGACAAGGACGGGACGACTCTCGCACGGTTCGCCGGCTCGGATGCCGCGCTGATCGTGCCCAACGCAGCGAAGACCGTCCGGTCCCGCTTCACCATCGCGCAGGTGAACGCGGGCGTCGAGTTGCTGCCCGCGATCGACGGCTACAAGTACCGCTTCGTCGCAGCCAAGATGATCGGCGTCGGCGGCGCGGTCACGGCGAACGACACTGTGGACATTCTGGGCACACAGTCGACGTCCAAGAAGCTCGTGACGTTCGCGCAATCCGATATGACCGAGAACACGGTGGTCGGCGAGGCGGACGGCACCTACCTGGCCGCCGGCGCCTCGTTCGAGGCGTGCGACGAGGATACCGCGATCACGGTGGACATCACCGGATCCGACATCACGACCGCCACCCACATCGACGTGATCCTGACCTACTCGATCGAGGAGGCGTAGGCCATGTCCGTCACTGAGACGGTCCACGGCTCCGTCAAGAAGATCGTATTCGCCTGGACGTCGGATTCGGGCGGTGATGCGGAGGAGGTCACGGCCGAGGCCTACGATGGTGACTTGCTCGGGCTGACGACGATTCCCGACGCGGCCGCCGCGCCGACCGACAACTACGACATCGTCATCACCGACGCGGGCGGCCACGACGTGCTGCTCGGGGCCGGCGCCGATCGTGCGACCGCGACCACCGAGCACGTAGCCCGCACCAGCCTAGGGGCCGCCGCCGCGTCGGTGCTGACCCTGACCGTGTCGAATGCCGGCAACGCCAAGGAAGGCGTCGTCATCCTATACGTGCGGTGACGGCGATGCGCCTCGAACTCGTCACTGGCCCGGCCACGGAGCCCCTCGCGCTGGCCGAAGTACGCGTACGACTGAGGATCAGCCACACGGACGACGACGACGACCTCGACCTGGCGATCCTGCGCGCGCGCGAGGACGCTGAGACGCGCCTTGGTCGCGCGCTGATCACGCAGACCTGGCGACTCAACCTCGACTGCTTCCCAGCGACGGGCGAGCTCGAGCTACCGCGTCCGCCGCTCCAGTCGGTGTCGAGCGTCAAGTACATAGACGAGGACGGCGATCTCCAGACGCTGGCAACCTCCGAGTACGTGGTTGACACGAGCGGCGAGAAGGGCAGGCTCTACCTCGCGTGGGAGAAGTCGTGGCCCTCTATTCGCATCGAGCCAAACGCGGTGCGCGTCGAGTTCGTCGCCGGCTACGGCGATGACGCTTCGGACGTGCCGGCCCGGTTCCGGGCGTGGATGCTGATCAAGGCCGGCGACCACTACGCGCATCGTGAGGGCACCATCACCGGCACGATCGCGACGCGGTTGGAGTTTGTCGACGAGTTGCTGAACCAAGAGGCGGTGCTGTTCTGATGGCGGTACGTGCCGGCCTGTTGCGTCACCCCGTCAAGATCGAGCATCCGGTTGAGACGCAAGACGACTACGGCGAGCCAGTGAAGACGTGGCAGAAGATCCCTAGCGGCGACGATTGGGCGAGGAAGGAGGATCTGACCGGCCGCGAACTGTTCCAGGCTCAGCAGATCACCGCCCAGATCACGACGCAGTTCACACTCCGCTACCGCGACGATGTGGACGGGCGCATGCAGGTCGTGTGCGACGGCGCCTACTACCACATCGAGAGCGTTCAGGACCCGGATGGTAGGCGGGAGAGCACGCTCCTACTGTGCAGCCGGAGCGTGAACTGATGGCGATCGGCAAGGCGATCAAGGCGCGCCTCACCGCGCACGCCGGCACCGACGCGCTCGTGGATGGGCGGATCTATCCGGAAGAGGCTCCGCAGGGTCCCACGTACCCACTGATCGTATACCAGGTCATCGGCGCGCCGAGAACGTACGTGATGGGTGGTGCCACGGGCGAGGTTGATGCTGACGTACAAATCGACTGCTACGCTGGGACTTATGAGGAAGTGGGGGATCTCGCGACGCAAGTCCGGCTCGCGCTCAACTTCTTCGCGGGAACGTCGGGTGGCGTGGTGGTCGAGCGGGTGTTCCTGGATAACGAGTTTGGCAACCCCGAGCCGCAACTTGTCCGGTCGGACGAGGTTGGCATTCGCCGCCGCACGATGTTGTTCACGGTCCACTACGCGGAGGCCGTCGCGTGATCGTCCAGGACAGGAAGTTGTGGTGCGGCGGCTTCGACTTGAGCGGGCACATTCAGGGCATCGCGTTCGACGCTATGGTCGAGATGCAGGACGACACGGTGCTAGGGAATACCGCACGCTCCAACGCCCCCGGGCTCGACGACTTCGCGCTGCAACACGAGGGCCTGTGGTCGGCGGGTGTCGGGCTGCCCGACACCGTGCTCACGTCACAGCAGGGCCTCGCGGACGTGCTTGCGACGGTCGCGCCGGTGGATGGCGATGCGGGCTCGCTCGCCTACTTCATGCGCACGACGCAGGGGCTGTACGCGCCGTCCGGTGTGGTGGGTGAGTTGTTCCGGTTCAGCGTCTCGCTATCGGCTTCGGGCGGCATTGGTGCGGTGCGCGGAACGATCCTGCTCAACGGGACGGCCGACTCGACGGACGACGGTACCGCGTTCGAGCTCGGAGCGGTTGGCGCGAGCGGCAAGCTCTACGCCGGCCTGCACGTCCTGGCCGTGAGCGGCACGAATCCGACGCTCGACGTGATCGTGGAGTCCGACACCCAGGAGGACTTCCTCGACGACCCGACGACGCGGATCACGTTTGCCGAAGCCAGCGCGGTCGGTAGTGAGTGGGCGACGCCCGTCTCGGGCGCGATTACGGACGAGTGGTGGCGGGTCGGCTGGACGCTTGGCGGCACGAGCAGCCCGTCGTTCGATGTGGTTGTGGTCGTCGGAATCCAATAAGGGAGACGAGGAATGATCTACGACAATGCCTTTCTGTCGCTCGACGGCAACAGCCTCGCCGGCTTCCTCGAAAGTGTGGAGCCGAGCTTCGAGGTCGAGATGCAGGACGATACCGTGATGGGTGACACGGCGCGCTCGAACGAGCCGGGCCTCGACGCCTGGAGCTTCGCCGTGCGGGTCAAGAACCCGTTCACCGACAACGGCCCGGACGAAATCATCTGGGACCTCAAGGGCACGACGTTCCCAGTCGTGTTCCGGCCGGACGCGGGCACGGCTGCCGCGGGCAACCCGGAGTATACGGGCACCGGAACCTGGTCGTCCTGGAACCCTGTTGCCGGCAACGTCGGAGACAACACGATCGGCACGCTTCAGGTCGTGGCGTCTGGTGCGCTGGCCAGGGGCACGGGGGCGTAGTGGCCCGCAAGCGGACGGTCACCGACCTCGAGGGCGTCGACGACCTGGCGGCTGCCATCAAGCGACTGTCCGAGGACGTGCAGGGCGAGCACCTACGCGGAGCCGCCGCAGCCGGCGCGGAGATCACGCGCGACGTCGCGAGCCAGCTTGCTCCGGTGTCGGCCGACGGCTCGCACGGCCACGCGCCCGGCTTCCTCGCTGCGCACATCGAGGCTGAGGTGAAGTTCACGCGCACGCAGGACAAGGCTGAGGTCCACGTCGGGATGCACAAGGACGCGTGGTACGGGCGGCTCCAAGAGACGGGCACGCAGTTCCAGCCGGCGCAGCCGTTCCTTCGACCGGCGCTCGACGCGACGAAAGACGACGTGGTGGCCGAGATCAGGGACCAACTCAGGGCACGGATACTCAGGAGCCCCTAGGGAGATGAGATGCTGACACGCGAGGAGTTCCTCAAGGGCTCGGACCTCAAGCGCGAGGAGGTCGAGATACCGGGGGGCGGCAAGGTGCTCATGCGAGAGTTGACCGTGGGCGAGCGGCTCGACTGTCGGAAGCGGTGGCTGTCGAGGAATGGGGACGGTGACGACGAGACACTCTCGATCGCCTTCGTCGCGGTGAGCATCTGTGAGCCTGCCGGTGAGCCAATGTTCCGAGCGGACGAGATCGACCTCGCGGTGGACCTGATCAAGAAGAAGTCCCTCCGCACGGTCGAGGCGCTTCAAGGAGCGTTCGTCCGCATGAACGGCCTGACCGACGAAGCAGTGAGCGAAGCCGTAAAAAACTCCACAGAGATCCCGAGCGCCTCCTCCTCCTCCGGCTCGCCCGTGATCTCGGATACCCCACAGCAAGGGCCATAGCCGGAGAGCTGGAACCCGACGACGAGAGATTTTGGGCCGCCTACTACCTGATCACTGACAGCATGGGCAACCCCGAGGTAACGCAGTGGGATTCGAAAGAGACGGCCAGGCAAAAGCTCCAGGTGGAGGCCAGGCGCAAGCTGAGGCGGTAGCGTGGCGACGACGCTAGCCAGTCTCGTAGTCCGGATAGGTGCCGACGTCACTGGCGTCACGGCCGGCCTGAACACGCTCGACAAGCGCACCCGCAAGCTCAAGAAGCAGTTCACGTCGGTCACGGACTCAACTCTCACGTGGCAGGGTGCGCTCGGTGTGCTGGCTGGCGCGACGGGCCTCGCTTTTGTGGCCAAGAAGGTGTTCGACCTCGGCGCGGGCGTGGAAGAAACCGCCTCCAAGTTCAACACCGTGTTCGGGCCGTCTGTTCAGGGCGCGCAGAAGTTCCTCGACGAGTTCGCGAACACCGCCGGGCTGACGGTCACGGAAGGCCGCGAGTTGCTCGCCACGACGGGCGCAATCGTGCAGGGCATGGGCATGAGCCAGGCCGCGTCTTCCGAGTTCGCTCAGGAGATCGTGCGGCTCTCCGGTGACTTCAGCTCGTTCAACAACATCCCGATCGCCGAGACCTCCCGGGCGATCCAGTCGGCGCTGACCGGCGAGCGTGAGAGTCTCAAGCGGCTCGGCATCGTGATCCTGGAAGCGGACGTCCAGAAGAAGGCGCTCGCGATGACGGGCAAGGAAGTGGTCGGTTCGCTCACCCAACAAGAGAAGGCGACGGCCACCCTCACGCTGATCACGGAACGGGCGGGTGTCGCTGTCGGCGACCTCGCCCGCACGATGGACTCGCCGGCCAACAAGGCACGCAAGCTCGCGGCGCAAGTGCTCACCGTCCGGGACTCGCTCGCACATGCGCTGCTGCCTGCCATGGCCGTGGTGCTGGAGGAGTTGGGTGCCATCGGAGGCGATAGCGGTTTTGCGGGGCTCTCGCACAAGATCAGGCAGGCCGACGCCGACATCGCCGCGTGGGCGAAGTTCGCGGTCGAGACGTTCAAGACGGTGGCGCTGGCGATTGCCGCTCCGGTACGCATCGCGTTCAACCTTGGCGAGGTGCTCGGCAAGGTACTGGTGGCCGCCGCTCAGGCGATGACCGGCAACTTCGAGGGAGCGCGAGAGACGCTTGGCTCGATGGTCGGTGATTTCGGCGATATGCGGGACGCTATCACCAACGTGATCGCCGGCTTCGACAACATGCGTGTCGCCTCGGGTGCCGCATGGCAGACCGTCCCGACGCCCGACGTCATCGCGCCGATCGTGCAGAGCACCGACGCACTGGGGCTCAGTATCGACAATCTTGCAAAGCGCACGTTCGACCTGGACGTGGGCCTGCTTCCGCTGCCGGAGCTGCTCAAGTCCGCGGGTCAGTCCGCGCTCAAGGCAGGCGAGGAGTTTGACTTTGGCGCGGCGATGATGCGGAGGCTCGGTGATGAGATAGGCGACATCGCGCTCGCGGGCGTGGACGCCTTCGCGGACTTCGCGGAGGGTGCCGGTGACGCGATCGGCAACTTCGTGAAGGCCGCAATCTCAGACCTCGCCCGGCTGGCCGCGAAGATGCTGATCATTCGTGGCATCATGAGTGCGCTGCCGGGCGTGGGCAGCTTCCTCGGTTTTGACCGCTTCCTTGGAGGCTTCGCGCACGGCGGCACGATCCCGGCAGGCAAGTTCGGGCTGGTGGCCGAGGCTGGCATGCCGGAGGTCATCAGCAAGCCGTCGTTCGTGCAGGGGCCGGCTCATGTGACCCCGATGGGTGCCGGTGGCGGGGTGACTCTCAACGTCAACATCGAAGGCCCGCAGAACGTTGTCGAGATGGAGCGGGATCAGAAGTGGCTACGTAGCCTGAACAACTCGATCCTAAACCTGGAACAGGCGGGGGCGACTCGGTGAGCGCCCCGCTCCAACACGACGCGGCCTTCCGCTACACGGAGAGCAGCCAGGCCGCTTACCACTACCTCGGCGCCAGGCTGCACAAGCCGGTAGCGAACCCGACGCAGCAGGTGTTCACGCACTGGAGCGCGGACCGGACGACCTCGCGGCGTGTCGCCATCGGCTCAGGCGTATCCGACCTGGCGGCGCTCGTGCGTTTCGATGGCAGCCCGCAGAGCCTGCATGACTTCATCCAGGCCGGCCGTAGGGGCGCGAGCATCGAGTACTTCCCCTCGCTGGCTGAGCCGTGGCTGAGCTTCCCGTGTGAGTTGGTCGAGGCGAGTCCCATCCGTTCGGATGCTTCGTTCTGGCACGCGCGCCGGTTCGAGTCGGACGTGGTGCTGAGGCGTGTTGACGGCGGCTCCTGGCAAGCCCTCCTAGAGGCTCCGTTCTTCTACTGGCGTGCCGGCAACCTCCCGGTTGGCCTGAGCTTCACCCGCGCCGGAGCCACGGCCACCGAGATAGACGAGTTCGGCGTCCTCACCGCGCTCGCGGCGAACATCCTGCGGACGGACCATCTCGACCTCGACGGCGATGGGATCCGTGGGGATGTGGCGGTGCCGCTGGAACGCGCCAGCCAGAACGAATTCCTGCACTCGGAGTCCCTGGGAAACGCCGCTTGGACGAAGGTCGCGGCCTCAATCGTGGCGGACCAAGCGGTAGGCCCCGACGGGCTGGCTTCCCTCGACGAGATCGTCGAGGATAGCGCCAACGCCACGCACCACGCCCACCAGCCCGCCACCGGCATGACGGCGGACGCCAACTATGCGGTGAGCGGCTTCTACCGAGAGAACACGCGCGGGTTCGTGCGGCTCGTCATCTCGGAGACGGCGGCGGCGGCCAACTTCGTGCAGGCTTGGTTCGACCTGTCGGACGGCTCGGTCGGCACGACCGCCGCCGGCGGTACCGGCACGTTCGTGCGTGCCTACGTGGAGGACTTTGGCGGCGGGCTCTACCGCTGCGTGCTCGTGGGTTCTGTCGCCAATTCCGCGACCGCCATTTCCGGCAGTGCCAGGCTCGCGACGGCCGACGGCGTCGGCAGCTATCAGGGCGATGGCGCGTCGTCGATCTACGGCGGGTTCATGCAGCTGGAGGACGCGACCCCGGCGGCCACGTCCTACATCACCACGACCACGGTTGCCGTCGCGCGCGGAGTCGAGTTCTTCCAGGTCCAAGGCATCCAGTGGACGCCGCAGAGCATCGTCGCAGCCGGCGGGTTCACAGGCTACATGAAGTGGGTGGAGCGCGGGACCGCGTTCACGGGCGCTACCGCGCTCTACTGGAACGCCGGCGGTACGACCGACCGGATCGTCCTGTTCAGCTCTGCCACCGACCGCCAACTGATCGGGCAGTTCTCGATGACCGGCAGCGCGTCGGCTCAGAGCATCGCGAACAGCGCAGTGACGCTCAACGCGACGATGGAGGCGCGCGTCGTCGTCTTCCTCGACGGAAGCGACTGGAAGGTGCAGCTGCACTACAGCGTGAACGGCGCGGCCGAGGTCAGCGCCACGGCGGCAACCATCGGTGCGTCGCTCCCGGCCGCGTTCGACGAGGACGACATCACGCTCAACAGTCTGCACGCCGGTACCTCGCCCGGCATCTGCCACCATGAGGCCCTCAAGCTCCAGCCCGGCAACCTCTCGATGGCTGAGTGCCGGAGCCTCTGATGAGCACCGCAACCGCCATCTACAGAATCCGCGTGGCAGATGCCGGAGCCAGCGTCGTCGAGGGCAACGTCGCGCTGACGCTCACACAGGCCGACATCACCGAGACGCCGATCCTGTCCGGTCCCTCCGTCGAGCCCTTGGCCGGCAAGACGGTCTCCATGCCGTTCAGCGTCCGCTGCATCACCGACAGCGTGCTGTTCACCGACTCCGGCCGTCTCACCGGCCTCGGCCGACTCGCGGAGATCCAGCGCAGCGTGGACGGCGGCGCGTTCGTCACGATCGGCACCGGCCGTATCAGCCACTTCGCGGAGAGCGCGCGCGGCGGCATCGACGTGAGCGTGAGCGACGAGAGGTGGGTCGAGCGGAACTCAGAGATTTTCCGGACGACGGACACGATCCAGCTGCACCCGCCGGGGCTCGCGGTGGCATGGAATGGTAAGCCCGCCGCCGGCGAGGCGACCTACGTCGTGCTGGCGGTCGAGAGCAACGACCTCGTGAAGATCGGACCGCAGGGCGAGACGCGGACCGAGAACATGGCGAACGTGCCCGAGGGGCTGAAGCGTGCGCTCGCGACCGACCTCGTGGCCCCCGAGGACCGTGACGGATCGGCCACCAACTCGGCCGGCAACTTCACGTCGCTGCGATTCCGTAGCTCGAGCGTCGACTACACGGTGCTCAGCTTCCGGCCACTGCTGGGTGGCGCGAGTGGCGGGCTCACTCATACCGGCCTACTAGGTACGCTGGCGCTCAACGTGCCGGGCGGTGTCGGTAGGCTCGCTCAGGCGTGGGTCTACATCGAGAGCCACGGGCTGTCGGTCGGCAACACCATCGATGGCCGCTTCTACTTCTCGGACTTCGTGCAGGTCAACGACCACGCACCGCTGCACATCGGTGGCGCGACCGGCATCCACCCGATGGTGTTGCTCCAGGACATCCTCGACGGTGACTACGGCGGCGAGCCAGTCAACTACGACTCTGCCGCGATGGCTGCGCTCCAGGCGCTTTCGATGCGGCCGGTATGGGCCAGGATCACGGAGCCGAAGGACCGCGCGAAGTGGCTGGAGGCGAGCCTTTACGCTCCACACGGTGTCGTCCCGCTCGTAGGTACCGACCTCCAGCTCCGGCCTACGTCGTTCTGGCAGCCGCAAGACGAGGACCCCGACACCTACACCGAGCTCGGTGCCTCAGGCGCGTCCGGCCTGACCTGGGAGCACACGAGCCGCGACCTCGTGACGGTGATCGCGTGGAAGTCCCAGGCGCTCATCCCGCTCGACGATGACGCGGGCGGGCAGGCGGCCGACTTCATGGACGCCGAAGAGCAGGCGCTCACCGAGATCGAGCACGACAACGTGGCGACGCTCGGGCGGATCGTGCGCGAGATCAAGACCGACCTCATGTGGGACAACCACGTGTTCGGCTGGGACCGCTACGTGTTCGGCGTCGCGCACGCGCTCGCCACCGAGCTGTTCCATGTCTTCGGTGACGGAGCGCAGCGCGGCCGGATCACCGTACCCGACACTGCGGCCGTGCAGGTCGGTGACACGGTGGTGCTCGACCAGGACACGCTAAAGGGCTACAACCCGGGCACGGGCGCCAGGACCGGCGACCGCATCGTCATGCTGCTGGGGTTCAGCGAGATGCGGCCCGACGCCACGACGTTCGAGTTCTTGGACTTGGGGCCGGACGCTCAGGCGCTCGACGTCCCCACCGTCTCGGTCGCTCAGTCCGTCACGGACCTGGAGCTTATCGAGGTGACGATCAGCGACGTGCCGGTCGGTGCGACGGCGATCGTCGAGGTAGAGATTGCGGCCTCACCACCCACCACGTTTACCTACGTCCGCGCCGGCGTCGGCAACGAAACCGTCAACTTCCGCGTGCCGAACCCCACCGGCAACGCCTACGCTCGCGCCAAGAGCGTGCAGCCGGGACGCATCAGCTCGGACTGGGGCACGGACGACGTGGCGCTCACGGCTGCGCCTCGCATCAGCGCCACCGTGCGGCGCACCGGAACCGGCGTGGTCGTCACGTGGACCGCGCTCTCGAACACCGCGGGCGTCCGTACCAGCTACGAGATCCACTCGCTCGCCGAGCAGCCCACCAACTTCGCGAACCAAGCCGACTTCGACGTGGCGGACGGGGGTTTCAGCTTCACGATCCCGGGCACGCGCGACATGGCGACGGTGCAGCTCGTGCCGTATCCGACGTTCGGTGGCGGCTCGGTGAGCGGCACGCCAGGAACCGCCGTTGTGTTGCAGGCGTTGCGGCCTCGGGCCGGTGGAGGCGGTGGGCGGGCGCCTACCGTGCGGGAGGATTATACGCGGCGGCGTGCGACTGCCGTCCTCGCCTTTATCGACGCCGACGCCGAGACGGTCGTGGCGGCCGTGGGCGATTCACAGACGGTGAAGATGTACGTCACCGTAGGCGACGGCACGACGCCCTCGGACCCGACCGCGTCGGTCAACGACGGTGAGATTAACGGCGCGTCCGGTTCGGTATCGACTGGCGTCGCAATCACCCCCGGCCAAGACGCCATCGTGAAGGTCATTGCCGAGGACAACCTGGGGGAGCTGTCCGAAGTGGTGACGACGCGCGCCACCAGCGTTGTGGGCTCCGCGAGGTTCACGGCGGCCGATCCGGTGTTCAGCGGGAGCGTGACGGTTGAGGCCGGCGAGGGGGGCGACCGCATCGTCCTGACGAACGATACAGGCCGTGGCTCCCTCCGCTTGTTCAACGCCAGCGCCGTCCTGAAGGCGGCAATCACGGCCCAGTCCGCTGGCGTGGTCATAGCCACGTTCGGAAGTGACGACATGAGCCTCACGCCGGGCACCAGCGGTCTCATCATCATCACGCAGATACCATCGTCGGACCCGGGCGTTGCCGGGGCGCTCTGGCACAGCAGCGGCGACCTGAGGATCAGCCTCTGATGAGCAGCCTACTTGTCGCGTGCGCAGCGAGTCCGAAGGACGGTGGCTCGCGTCCGGTCCGGCTCGTGGGCTTCCAGGTCGGTGCAGGCTTGCTCCTCCCCGGTGTCATCCGATGTGGTGCGACTGGGTACGGTCGGGCTCACGCAGGCCGCCAGCACGATCAGGGCGAGGGCGAAGGATCGACACCGGAATCGCGGGCGACGGCGCTCCCGCGTCTCTTCTTCCATCTCTCTTTCCTTCCACCTTCTTTGGTGAGTTCGGAGTTGCGGAACGGCATAAGGCATCCCTTGGGATGTCCCATGCCGTCCGACGCGAACCTTCTTCGGAGCCGTCCGTCGTCGCATCTCGGCGCCGGGGTACGGAAGCGCTCCCGGCTCGGCGGCTCTATGGTCGGGCATCCCCCGACGTGGGCTCAGGCGTCCGCCTCTCAGGCTACCCCGCCGGCTCTGTCCCACACCCCCCTGGTTGCCGGCACCTCCCGCGCTACGCCAGGCGGTTACCCCGTCCCGTCGCGCGTCGCGTGCGGGCAAAAGAAAACGCCCTGCACGCTACGGGTCCTGGGGATGCCAGGGACCGGCCGTGAGGCCGGTAAGCGTACAGGGCGTTCTCAAAATCCTGGTCCTGCCATCCACTGCACCCGTGAGCGGATGATACACGCCACGCCGGCAAAGGTCAACCTGCACGGAGGCTCCCGTGTGTGAGGTGACGAGCGAGATCAGGCGGAAGCCCTTCGTCGGACGGTGGCTGGTCGAGATAGCCCGCGACTCCAAGGAAATCGTGCGGAAGTGCAGGGAAGTGATGGAGCTCAAAGAACCCCAGCCCGAGGTGGACAATGGTGGGTCCGGAACGCAGCGGCGTGCCTGATTCCTGGGCCGAGGGGACGATCCGGGAGGCGGCCGAGGGAGTCAAGGAGTTGCGCAGGTGGTTCCTCGGCAACGGTACCGAAGGTGTGGCTGCCAGGTTCGCGCGCATGGACGAGCGGATGAAGGCGATCGAGGCGAAGATCGATGGTCTCGAAAGGGCCGGCGGGCGCGCAACAGAGGCGGAATGGCGCTTTTGGGCCAAGATTGTCGGCGTCGCGTCGGTGGCTGCCGGCATGATCGAGGGCATCGCAATCCTGTTCAGATGAGGAGACGCATCATGGCCCGCATGACGTGGTGGGACGGCAAGGACCTGAACGAGAACGGCTTTCTGGAGATGTTGATGGCGGAAGGCGCGAACAACCTGCGGGTGGAGTTCCATCACCAAAGCTCCGACCTCGTGCTGGTCGACAAGCGGACGGGCGAGGTGTGCGGGACGTACAACCAGAGCCACACCTGTCCTCCGGACTGCCCGTGATGATCGAGCTCGCCCACTACTCCGCGCTCGCGCCGCTCGCGTTCCTGCTGGCGTTCAGGAGGGACGTGCGGGCCGCATACTGGATTGTCGCCATCGCGTTCGCGGTCAGCTTTTTCGCGGACACGGTAGCGGCGTTCATGGGCGGTTCCTGGGCTCCGGCCTCGGTCTACCCGGTGGTGCAATTCGGGTTGATAGCACTGGCGTTCGGCGGCTACGTGTGGGGGCTCGCGGTAGCTGCCGCGGTGCTCCTCACGGTCACGGACGTACCGCCCGCCCTGCCCTACGCGGTGGGCTCGATGGCGGTCATGTGGCTGGCGCGTGAGCACAAGCTCGCGGCTCCGGTGCTCGTCTACTTCGGGCTCGGAACCGCGCTCTACCTCGGCATGATCCGCCACGCCACGCCCGAAGCTTACGAGCCGTTCATGCGTTGGTGGTTTCCGTATCAGGCTGCACGGCTCAGCGCATTCGGCTTGTTCATGCACGCGGCCTGGAAGGAGGGGTGATGGAGAACGACACCCACATCACCCGGGTGCTCAGGACCGTACCCGAGGACAAGCGGGTGCGGAAGTGGCGACGCACGGCGACGGGCATCGTGCTCGTCACGCTCGGCTCCGTCGCATCGCTCGGCTCGTTCGTCGTCACGATTCTGGTGATCCAAGGTGGTGGCGCCGTCGACAAGTGGACGGTCGCGCTGGCGCTGATCCCCTTCCTCGGCGGTCTACTCTGCGCCGTGCTCGGTGCTCACGTGTGGTCGGGCGAGCTGGTGAGTGCCGCGCTCAAGGACATCGGATCCGCGCTCAGGATCTTCCGGCGCAACGGAGGCGCCTCGTGAGCCTCGAAGACCTGGAGAGTTACGCCGTGGAATGCGAGAAGCTCCTGGCAGACCTGGAGCGCGGGAAGACTCCTACGCCCGCGAAGCTCGTGCGCGTGCTGAAGGACGCGGCACACGCGCTCAGGAACGCTCAGAACGTGATCGGACTGGAGAGGGGCTGATGCTGAACCTGGAGCTCTCCCGCTACGGCTTCGGGCTGGATTCGACGCTCGGTCGCCTCTACCTGTCGGGCGACGAGCGGGCCTTCGAGTGCTTCACGTTGGAGGACGAGCGCAGGCGCGTGAAGGTGCAGGGCGAGACGGCGATCCCGCCGGGCACCTTTCCGGTCACGCTCAGGACCGAGGGCGGCATGCACGTCCGCTACTCCGAGCGCTTCGCCGAGCTGCACCGTGGGATGCTGTGGCTCCAGAACGTTCCCAACTTCGAGTGGGTCTACCTGCACGTCGGTAATTCGGACGAGCACACCGAAGGCTGCATCCTCGTGGGCCAAGTGCCAGTCATCTTGCCCAACGGTGAGTTCGAGATCGCCAAGAGCGCCGACGCCTACGTGCGGCTGTACCGGCGGGTGATCGAAGCGATGGACGACGGCGAGAAGGTCGCCATCCACATCCACGATACGACGGAGGCGTTCGCATGATCGAGCGCGCACCTCACAAGCTGTTCGCGATTTGCTGGACGCTCTGGTTCGGCTCCGTCCTCACCGCATTGGCGATGCCCGACCGCCCGACGTTCGGCCTGTTGGTACTCCTCGCGTTCCTGCCGATCGAGGCGGTGGGTGTGTTCGTTGACACCGGCGCCCGGGACACGCTGAGCGAGACGGCTACTTGGCTGCAACGGAAGCTGTCGAAGCACCGGACCTTCGCGCGCGGCTGGAATGCCATGCTCCTGATGGTCGTCGGCTCGATCGCCTATCTGCTAGGCCGGACGGTCCACACCTACGCGGAGTCGTGGATCCTGGCGGTGGCGTTCGGAGGGCTGACCGTCGTGTGGTTGTGGGACCACTGGGTCAACGTGGACCGGCATGGGTAGTCGCGCCCCCCTACTCGCCTTCGTGCTCGGCGTCGTCATCTGCTACCTCGCCGTGCAGCTCCGCGCGCCCGACACCACCGAAGCCGACGCCCACGCAGCCACCGCCGACTCCCTACGCGACGTCGCCGGGCATTGGCGCACTATCGTCGCCCGCGATTCGGCAGCCAGGCAGGCCGAGCGTGCCGCCTACGCCGACTCGCTGGCATCGTGGGACGCCCAGCGTGCTCAGCTAGCCGCCAGGGCCCACAGAGCCAGCCAGGCCGCCTCACGCCTCGCGACCGACCTACGCGCGACGTTGGACGCTCAGCAGGCCGCTTCGCTCGACTCGCTGCTATCGGAGCACACGGCCGAGGCCCGCGCCATCACGGAGGAACGCGATACCTGGCACGCCGAGGCGTTGGAGCTCCGGGGCCAAGTGGAGGCGGACTCGGTGCTGATAGCCGCGCTCTGGCGTCGCGTCGGGGTGAGCGACGCAGGGTGGGCGGCGGCGGCGCGGGAGACCGGGGCGTTGCGGGACGTGATTCGAGGGCAGGGAACACAGAACAACGTACTGAGGGCCGTCATAGGTGTCGGGCTCGCCAAGGCGGCATACGACTTCTTCAGCCCGGACAAGGGAGGCTGAGATCATGTTGCTCGACACACTCAAGGGGAAGCTCGACCGCCACGCGCGGAACGACCCGGCACTGTTCGCCAGGCTCGGGCTCGGCACGACGGACAGGGAGATCGAGGCGTTCCGCGCGAAGAGGGGCGGACTCTTCGGTGTCCGCACCGGCCGCCGCTACTTCGACTGGGCCAAGCGCGGGATGCTGTGGGAGCCCACGAGCGAGTGGGCGTTCAGCCCGAACATCGTCACCAACGAGGGGCTCGCCTACGTGATTGACGTGGCGTTTCGCGAGGTGGCGGACATCGCTCCGTGGTACGCGGTCATTTACACCGACTCGGGCACCCCGACGCCGGCCGCTGGCGACACGTACGCGGTGCCCGCCTTCGTGGAAGCCGACGGTGGCGACCTGGACGAGACGGTCCGCCAGGCGTGGGTGGACGGTGCGCCAAGCGGAACGACCACGCGCTCTGTCTCGGGCGGAGCGGTCACGTACACTGGTGATGCTTCATTCAACGCGGCGGGCGCCGCGCTGCTCGGTGGTGGAACCGCGGCGACCACGCTCGCGGACACGGCCGGCGGTGGCACGCTCTACGCGGCGAGCAACTTCGGATCCGAGGTCCCGATGACGTTGGACGCCACGGTCGACGTGACGTACAGCCTCACGGCGGCCGATGATGGAGCGTAGGCCCGTGGCGGCAAGCGCGAAGGTCACGCACCACGACTGGAAGCCCGGAGAGAAGGCACAGCACTCCGCTCGCAACGACATACGTTCGCTGGAGCTTTCTCTCCGGGTGCTCCGCAACCGCAACCCACGGTTCGGCAAGCGCGGCCCGTTCGGCAACGTGCGCGAGCTGGCTGAGATCGAGCGGCTGGAGGCGTTGCTGGAAGCGCGTAGGGACGACCTCGCACGCCTGACGCAGGACTAGCCCATGCGGCTCCGTTTCGTCCACCCACCGCGCACGGGCGGGAGCTCGATCAAGCGCGGCTGGCGGCTGAGCCGTCACGAGACGGACGGCCACCGGCTGCCGGTCATGCCGAAGCCGGAGGACGAGTGGCGCTACGGCTTCACGCGGAGCCCGTGGGACCGGGTCGTCAGCTTGTGGTGCCTCGCGCACCCGACCGATTCCGAGCGCGAGCGCTCACCATTCCGGGCGTGGGTGCTCGGCGGGATGGGGAGCCCGTACCGGCACGGGCCGAAGTTCGCTCACTTGAGCCTGCCGACGCTTCGCTGGCTCGAAGGCGCGGACTTCGTCGGCAGGTTCGAGACGCGGGAAGAGGACCTGGCCCGGCTCGCTACGCTGCTCGGTAGGGAGGTACCCGTCCTGCCGGACGCGGAGGGTCGCATGGTGCCGGCGCATATCGCGAAGGCACGCGACCGCGCGCCCTACCCCGATTACTACGACGAGGTCACGCGTGCATGGGTCGCTGAGCGGTACCGCGAGGACGTAGAGGCGTTCGGCTACAGCTTCGAGGGGGTGCCTTGCACGATCTAGAGGAGCGTCGGCGCAACTGGCTCACGCGCACGCCAGCCTCGGCGGCGGCCGGTGCCGCGCTCGCGATCGGCCTCGTAGCCTGGCTCGCCAAGCCAGTCACCATCACGATCGGGGACGTGACGGGTCCGATCATCGCGGGGCCGCTGGTGAGTTGGCACAGGACCTCCAACATCCGTGGGCCGGGTGGCGATCGGACCAACACCGACGGGCTACGCATGGGCGACTCGGCGGCTGCCTCGTTCCTGGGCGACCTCGCCGAGCCGGTCTACGACGCCGGCGTCGATGATCTGATCGAACAGATAGACTTCGACACGCTCGACAGCTTCGCGAGCGGATCGACGCCGCTGTGGGATCGGTGGGGAACCGACGGGGTGGCGCTCTACACGGGCACGCCGAACCAGGACATGGCCGATCCCGAAACCGCTCCGGCCGCCGAGGCCGATAGCATCATCAACATCACGGCGGACGGCAGGGGCGGGTCGGGCAACGCGCTCCGCATCTGCTACGGCCCCGACTGCGGTCCGAACGACCGAACGGTGACGGAAGTGTGGATCGGCCCGCAGGGAGTGGCGGTCGAGTCCGTGGGCAGCCTGGATGGCAACCTACCCGAAGTTGGCGGTCCGTGGGACGTGCTACACGTGACCGTGTGGTTCCGCTTCACCGCAGGCGCGGACCCGTCGTCTGAAAACGGCTCGGGGGTCAAGGGCTGGATGTTCGCGTTCGGGGAGGAGTTCGATCGGAGTCAGCGTTACGAGTTCAAACCCGCGACCACCGACAACCCGGCCGGCGGAACACAACTCGGGCACAATTGCGGGCTCGCGGACACCGGCCCATGGATGCAGTGGGGCGGGGGCTTCTGGGAGAACTGCCGGACGGACACGCTCGGCGTCACGCCGACGTACCACCGAAACACGACCAACCCCCCCGGCAATCCAGTCAAGTGGACGAGTTACAACGACGGGGAGTGGCACCGCCTGACGGCCGCCGTTCACTCCGGCTCTACCGCTGCTTCAGGGAAGGGCTTTCAGGTCTGGATCGACGGCGCGCTGGTGTTCAACAGCGTCGGCTTCGATCCGATGAGCACCGACGTTTGGGGCCAAGGCGTCGGCAAGTGGTCCACGGGCTCAGACATAGCGTCCAACGATTGCGGAGGCTTCGGGTGTGGCGGGATGCGGTACGCGCTGACGAGCCCATTGAACGGTTTCGGGTTCCTTGGCACGTTCGTGAACGGGACCGCCGCCGCCGCCGCCGACCAGTTCCATGTCTGGCACGACGACCTGACTGCGTGGGTGGAGAACTAGCCGTGAGCCTAGACGATCAGCGGCTCCGCCCCGAGCAGATGGCCCACGCCGAGCGCGGCCAATACGAGCAAGCCGATCAGCGCGCCGTAGATCACGGCAGCGGACAGCGCGCGGTGCCGGTGGAAGTCGAGCGCGGTTCCGCATTCGGAGCACAACGGAGCGGTGTCGTTCTGCTCGCTCAGGCAATCAGGGCAGGTCACCGGGCACCTCCCGTGTGGCAGACATCGGAGCGCCCCCCTGACCCACTGATAAGGCCCGCGCGCCGTAGCCGCAAGGCAGGCACGCCATGAGCATCGTATTCGACGGCGCCACCGACAGCGCCGAACACACCGCCGTCCCCTCCGGTTCGTGGACGATTGCGGGATGGATCAGGGTGGACGCCAATTCCGGCCACGCCTCGGACGGCGTGTTCGGGTTTGGTGCCGCCGGCTTCACGAACGCGACCGTATTGGGGTACCGCGAGTCCGAGGGCGCGTTCAAGATTTTCCACGCGAACGCCTGGGACGGGCCACCTGATGACCTGGTAGCTCAGACTACGGGCACGTTCCAGTGGTTCTTCATCAAGTGGGACGAGTCGGCCGGCGAGATTACGATCGGCTACCTGGACGACGGAGACATCGCGATCCAGGACACGATTGTGTGGTCGGGCGCGAGCGCCGCGACGTGGACCGACCTACTGATCGGATGCATGCGGAACGATTCGACCGACGAGTCGATCGAGGCCACGTTCTACAACACGCTCGTGTGGGACTCGGTCATCACGGACGCCAACCTCCTAACCCAGCGACTCTACAACAACAGCCAGTTCGGCACGCCGTGGGCGCACTACAAGTACGCGACCGGCGCGCTCGACATTGACGCCAGTGGTAACTCGCGCACGCTGACGATCAACGGCAACCCGACGTTCAGCGCGGACGCGCCGACGGCGATCCTGGGCGATGATCCGGCCGGCGAAGAGGAATCCGTAGCAGACGGTATCCTGCTCGGTGATTCGGTCACGGTACTGGCGATGGGCGTACGTCAGGTCACGGACGGGCTCAGCCTCGGCGACGCGGTCGCGAACGTGGCGCACGGCAACCGCTCGGCAACCGACGGGCTGGCGCTCGGCGAGTCCGTGTCGGCGGTCGGACATTTCGTGCGCTCGGCGAGCGACGGCATAACGCTCGGCGAGGACATCGACACCACGCTCACGATCGACACGGGACCGGACGGCATCCTGCTCGGTGACTCGGCCGTGGGCGTCACCGAGGGCGCGCGCGAGGTCACGGACGGGATAACGCTCGGCGACTCGGGCACCTCGCTCCTGCACGCGGTCGAGGCGCTCACCGACGGGCTGCTGCTGGGGGACGCGGCAGCGGCGCTTCTGGAGGCTGCACGCTCGGTGGCCGACGGCATCCGCCTCGGCGACGGCGTGGTGTTCACGGGCGCCTTCCCGCGCAGCCTAGCCGACGGGATCCTGCTCGGTGACGTCGCGGACAACGGCAACAACTTCGTGCGCGTGGCGTCGGGTGGCATCGTACTCGGCGATTCCGTTTTGGCCGGCCCAGGGTTCCTGCCGATCCCCAAGTACACCTTCGGCCCGATCACCATGCACCGCATCCTCGGACCCCAGGACTAGGAGCACCACGATGGCAGTTAGGCTAGTCTGGCTGATGTCCGGCGGCGAGACGCTCCCGCTCGCTCAGAGCCTCCGTGGCGACATGGAGACGGACGACACGCTCACGGGCGAGACCCCGGTGGTCGAAGTCCATCAGAAGCAGGGCGGCTCCTACTCGGACGTGACGGCGAGCAAGAACTTCACGGTCGCGAGCGTGGCCGTGAACACCGCGGAGTTGACGGACCACAAGGGCAATCCGGTTGCCATCGGGGACGGCGTGCAATTCAAGTTGACCGCCGGTGACGTCGGCACGTACAAGGTCCGCATCGAGTGTCCGTCCTCGGATGGCCACCGGCCCGTCGCGGAAGTGGACCTGATCGTCGGGGACACCGTGTAGGCCAGGATGCTTGACCCCTCAGCAGCCGCTCCCCTACTCTGGAAGGGCCACGTTCGATCGTCCCCCAGCAGTGCCCCCTCCAGGCCCTCCCACGAAGAAGGCTCCCCCGGAAGCGGTGCCGCGCCAAGCTCCCCGCCCGCTACGGGGAAGGAGGCCAGTGTGCCCGAGCCGCGAATCGCCGCCCGCTACGTTATCGACCGATGTACGCCGCCTGAGATCAGGGAGGAGCTGGCTAGGAGGCTGGGTGCGCGCGAGGGCGACGTTGTCGTGCGGTTCGAGGACGGGACGGTCGGGTTCGCTCGACACTTCGACGGCGGAGACGCGGCGAAGCTCACCCGTCTCCTCTGGCCCGCCTCGGACGACGACGCTCGGCTTCCTTCGCGACTTCCTTCAGGGCGACGCCGTGGTGTCCGCCATCTGAAGGTGGAGAAGTAGCGAGGGCGCGGTAGCGGTCGGCCATCTCCTGAGCGTCCTTCGCCGCCTGTAGGTACGCCTCCCGGCGGGCTCGCCCCACCGGACCCTCGGCCGCCAGTTCTTTGGTAGCGCGCACCAGCGCCCTCTGGTCCTTCGGCTTGAGCTTCGGCTCCTCCCCTTCGTCGTACTCCGTCTGCCGGCGGCTGAACCACGTCTGGTCCCTGCCCACCCGCTTGCCGCTGATGGCTTGGTTTTCGTCCGGGATCACCGCCACGTAGGCGCTCCAGAGCTCACGATTTGTGGCCCCTTGCACGTCGCTATTGACTTGCATAGAGTGAGAATGCAGAATATGCGGACACGAAGGCATGCATTAACAGGAGTGAAAAGACATGAGCGAAGGGGCGCACGCAACCATCGAGCCCTGGCTCACGGCCGAGGAGGCTGCACTGCACCTGCGCATCGCGGTCGGCACGCTCTACAACAAGCTCGCTGCCGGGGAGAAAATCCCGCACCGGAAGCTTGGCCGCTCCCTCCGGTTCCGGCGCTCCGAGTTGGACGCCTGGATCGAGGCACAGAACCAGCCCGAGCCCGTGACGGTCGAGGGGGAGGGCTGATGCCGCACACCTGCGATGAGTGCGGTCGTGACGGCTGGCTCCATCGGCACCATGAGCACCACGGCCCCGACGTGATCCTCATGCTCTGTCCGGCCTGCCACATGGACTTGCACCGGATCCGCCGGCACCCCGGCAGCATCCGGTTCGAGGCCACGCGGGGGCTGACGGAGCGCGAGTATCGGGCAGTGATCACCCTCGCCCTGATCGACGGCGTGGACGAGTTCACGATCCAGCACCGGCACCCGCTCACCAAGATCGTTGAGACGGTTGCGGCCTTGCGTGCCGCGGCGGGATACGCCGCGTGAGCACCGCCCTCACCAAGAACGAGAGCCTCGCGTACGGCGACCTGAAGCTGGTCATCCGCGACGGCGCCGAGACGTTCATGCGCGTCGGTGCTGCGCTCACGCAGGTCCGCGACAAGCGCCTGTACCGCGAGGAGTACGGCACCTTCGAGGAGTTCTGCCAGGCCGAGTACGGGTGGACCCGGCAGCGTGCGGCACAGCTCATCGGGGCCTCCGAAGTAGTCGAGTCGTTGTCAACAACTGTTGACACTCTGCCGACGAACGAGGCGCAGGCGCGCGAGTTGGCGCCGGTCCCCGCCGAGAAACGCGCCGAAGTGTGGGAGAAGGCGGTCGAGTCCGCGCCCAAGGGGAAGAAGCCCACCGCGAAGGACGTGCGCCGCGCTGCCGCACCGCACAAGCCGAAGCGGAGCGAGACGGCAACCCCGCTCGCCTTCCGTTCGTGGGCGCAGAGCCGCGCGATCGAGGCGCGGGAGATCATTGCCTCGTTGCCCGCCTCTGACCGCCAGCGTGCGGTTGACCTTGTGGAGCAGCCCGGCATCCCCGACCGCCTCGGCCTCAAGATGCTCAAGAACGTCGCGGAGGCCGACGCGGAGGAACGCGAGCGGCTCCTGACTCTACACGACAGCGATGACCCGAGGGACCAGGCGCTCGCCAAGACCGAGGCCGTGGGCCAGCCGCCGAACGGCGACCCGCGCTGCACGATCCTGGACGAGGCTCGGGTCGTCACGCGCCGCGCGCTCAAGCTCTGCGACCGCGACTCGGGCGGCTCTTTCCGCGAGCGCATCGAGAAGGTCGTCGCGGACCTGCACACGCTCAGCGAGGACATCCACGCAGCAACCAGGAGCGGCGCAGCATGAGCACCTACCGTGACGGCATCCTCGACCTGTTCCGGGGTGGCGACGGGCCGGTATCGACCCGCATGCTCGCGCACCGCTGCCTTGACGCAGGCGTGTTCGATCAGGAGTGGCAAGAGAGTGCGGTCATCCGCGCGGCCCAAGAGGAGTGCCGCGGCGTCCTCAAGGGTTGTGACATCCACGGCCTCCCGATCGCGGGCAAGACAGCCGAGACGGACGACACCGGCGCGCCCCTGTGGGTCCAGCGCGAGTTGTGGGACTACGACACCTACGCTCTGAACATCGGCGAGTACGCGAACCAGCGGGACCGCAATCACGAGAAGGCGCTTCTACTGCGGAACGAGTGCCGCCGGAAGTTCGGCCGGGCTCCCGCCGTCTCGGGACTAGACGGAGCGGGCGGCATCGAAGGGGCGGCCGACTGATGACCTCCGACGCACTCCACGCCCACACCCGCGCAGGGGCCAAGGCCGAGGCACGCAAGCTCTGGACGATGGCTCTGGATGACGAGCGCAGACGACTCGCGGACCGCAGGCGCGTGGACCGTGGCGAGGAGCCGAGACGAAAGACGCACATCGTCGTCATCCCGCCTGCTGACTGTGAGCCGGGAGGCGAGTACGAGGACTTGGTGGACGAGCCTGAGACGGAGGAGGAGTGAGATGGAAAGCATGGTGGACCACGCGGACCGCTCATCGCGCTACCGCTTCGACCACGACAACACGTACTCGGACGGCATGTCCGGCAACGTGACCATCGTGGACAGCGAGACGGGCCGCTCGGAGAGCCAGTACTGGACCGTGTATTCCGTCATTTCGTCGCAGCACGCGGCGAGAGAGGAAGCGATTCGGAAGCTGGAAGCGAGCGAGTAGGGTCATGACTGGAAGTGATAGCGGACACGTTGCGGGAATGCACGCACAAACCACCCGGAGGTGTGCAAGCATGGACCCTTACCTAGAGGACCACTTGGCGGTCATGGCTGCCGCTTCCAACACCGACAGCGAGCGCAGCGACAAGCGCGCCGCCTACGCGCACGGTAAGGACCGGAGCACCGTCAACCGCTGGCGCAATCTCGGCAAGGGAAGCCCCGTACACGCCTGCATTCAGTACGTGCAGAGGTGCGCGGACCCGATGAGGGTGGCCGCGACCATCCTGAGTGCTGCCCGGATGACGAGACTTGGTGGCAAGAGCACGGGCGAGCTGATCGAGCTTTACTGGCAGTGCCGTGCCGCTGAGTCGCAGCGCGAGCACGAGGACCGCGCGCTCGACTCACGCCGGCCCGACGAATGGGACTGGAGCGAGAACGCCGCCGCATCCGAGAGGGACGCCGCGACCGACACGCTGAAAGCTTCCATCGAGCGCATCTTCGCCGCCCGTCGTGTGAGCGCTGAGCAGGTCTGGCGTGTCGGGCCGGGGGAGCGGACGTGAGCGCGACCGAGAAGTGGGTACTCGACCCACCCGAGGAGGATCATGTCGCGTTCGACGGCTACCACGTCATCCACGCCGGCGAGGACCGCATCGCTGGATTCGTGCCGGATGATGTAGCCCGCCTGATAGCCGCCGCCCCCGCCCTGTACGAGGCGCTGACGGCGATGCTGGCTGACGTGCAGGACGAGCACGAAGCCCATGAAGCTGAGGACGAAGGCTTCATCGTGGCAGCCCACGTCCCCTACGGCGATGTCCTCCGTGCCCGCGCTGCCCTGTCTGCCGCCAGGCCCGCACCCACGGAGGACGAGACGTGAGCGCAAACAAGTGGCGCATCTACGACAAGGGCGTGGGAATGGTCGCGATGCACGCGCCCACAGAGGACGGCATCCGCTACGCATGGGACGTGCTCCCCGACAACATCCGCGACGGCATGGTCCTGCTCGAGCCGGGAGAGCCTGAGCCCGCACCCACGACAGCCACGGAGGAGAGATGAGCCGCCGAACCTGCTACTGGCGCAAGCGTCTCCGGCAGTGCGGAGGCAACGCCGACCGTCTACGGGGGATGATGCCGGCCGCCCTCGTCACGG